CCCCCGAAACCCGATGCTATTAAGCCGTCTGTTTCGGTTGGGCGCGTGGCGGCGATGCCAGCGGTGTTACACGGCGGGGAGATACTCACCCACCGGTAATGTGCACGTGTCAGCTGCTTAGCTGCTCAGAGAAAATTGCTTGGCCCACTGCTGGGTCTCATCGTCGACATTCAGATCAGCTGACCAATCGGGAGCGCCTGTGCTTGGCTGCCAGGATGCCGTGGCCCTTCCGGTCGCAAGGTAGCACTTGGTGGAGCCCAGTGGCTCACCGTCGGCATCAAGCAGATCGGGATCAAAGTCGTCGTATGGGTGTTTGATGCCGTCCTCATTTGCGATCATTCCATCCACAACCGCAGCTTTGGTCAGAGGAAGAAAATTGATCACACATGGCAGCGATTTCACACTCGCAAGCATTTTCTGGTAGGTGGCGTGGTGTTCACGGGTGAGGCCGTAGCATTCGAGGAGCATTGCCCATACTCGATCACTCGGCTCTACTTTCTCGTAGACAAGACGCCCCTCATGGCCGCGGCCATGCTGACGGACACGTCCTCCCTTGGTCAGCTCGAGGAGACGGTTGTTGAGATCCGACAGGAACGGAATGAAGGCAAACTCGAGTTGACGCCCCAATGCGTCACCACGGACCACCGCAAGTTCATGTCCCACCGGAACATCAACGTAGTAGCCGTACTTCGAGTACACACGCCCCAGGTTCGGCCCGAGGCTAAGTGTTTCCTCGCCATCCACCACACAGGGATAAAATCGACCTGATAGGAATGACACCTTCATCAATGTGGTTTCTCCCTTGAAGAACTTGCTCTTCAAGTCAAGGCCTAAGCGCTTGAGGATTTTCGCGGGCACGAATTTGTCAGCCTTCGTCCACCCAAAGACATCAGCCTCGGTGGCCAAAAGGAGATTATCGTCGCCCATTCCGAAGAATTTAATTCGCGCCAGTGCGTCAACCACCGAGCACTCATGGTGCTGGCAGAAGGCGTATACCATCGCGAAAGTCTGTAGGAGCGTGTTTCCGACGGAGGTCTGATTGTCACCGCTGTGACGTGTGCCCTCCACCTCGAACGTAATTCCACACCGCATGCTCGCTCGTGTGTAAATTGACCCGCGCCACGCATCGATGGCAACGTCGGGTGCTCCGTAGTGCTTGAAAACAGCGATCTCCAGGTCGAGGAACAAACGGTGTATCGTTGTGTCAAACTTGGAGTAATCGCCCTCGTGTGCAGCCAGCGCGGCAATGCCTGCGCTGAACTCATGAACGGCCTGCCCAATAGCTAGGGCGGACATTCCTGAGGTGAACACCAGAGGGAAGTCTTTATTCCAGACTTCTTTCAAGCGGCGCTGGAACGCGTAAATGAACGGCCCAGTGGCAGCATTCATGTGCATCGTTCCCGCCTGTATGTTGCGCGACGCAAAGTCCTCAACTCCGTCAACGGAGGATTTCCCTCCCTGAGTCTCACACTTTGGGAAGGCCTTGCGGTCGTACATCGATTCGTCCTTGACGCTCATGGTCGTCAACTCAGCAGTGGCCTTCATCAGGGCCTCTTGGTGGGACTTGGGGTAGCGCCTAATCCACCCCTCAAAGTCGGACGTGACTCGGCCAAAATTAGGCAGCAAGTCATCTAGGTTCTTCATGACCCATCGGCGAAAGTGCACAAACGATTTCTCGCTAAACGCCGGGGTATGGAAACCCTGAGTTTTGCAAGCACGTTGTACAACTGAGGACAGGCAACTGTGCACCCCGCGATCTGCTGTGATCGGAATGGAGTCAGTGCTCCCAATTCCGTACAGGCCGATGGTGGTGGTGTTGTGCTCTTTTTCCTCAAGGTCACGAACAGTGACCTTCGCCGTGGGGTCCACCGGAAGGGCAAGCAGCTCTTCCACCGTCAGGGACGGCTTGGTCGACGGCAGACGCCATATAGGCACCTGCGCCACGGTGTTCTGCGGCACCGGAGAACAGCGGTTCACCAGGTACCCTCCAAACAACTCGCGGTGGTTTTCCAAGGGTGAAGACATAGTCCGCCACAGTGCAGGTGTGGGTTTAAACACCTTGTCGTACACATGTTTGGCGGTAGCCCCAACGATCACGGTAGCGGCCACAGCCGGCGCAGCGCCGGTCGCAACAGCAATTGCCCCCGCGGCAACAGTAGCCGTGGCGGCAGCGATCTTGAGCACAGGAAGGTCCCAGGTTGTCTGGTACTTGTGCTGCAGGGCTTTGGTATGAACGTCAATGTGAGGAAGCATGGGCTTCACTACACTATACATTGTGCTGATTTCATGCGCTATGTCTGCGACAAATCCAAGTGCTGTCGCCGAGAACACAGCTTGATGAAGCATGTGGTCTGGGAGATTAAGCTTTTTCGTACGCTGGGCAACATGCACCCGTGTGAGGGCAAAGTTGTCTGGCGTCCGTGGCTTGCCGCAGATGTAGCGAGCCGCAAGGTGGACAAGACCTTTTGGCGTGAACATCGTGACCGTTGATCGTTGGTCAACAATGAACATCCACGACCCGAAGGAGTGGACTGATACAGCAGGGTGCGAGAGAAAATCTCCCGTGACGTTCTGATCCGCGTGTTCAACAGTCGCGAGAACCTTTCCATAATAGGACTGGTCTTCCAGCGACGGACGCAGCAAGACTGGCGTTTCCGATTTCACCTGGAAGCGCTGCTTGCTGAGAAGAAACACGTAGATCACGTGATCTGATGTGGCACCTATCTTGCACCACGTCAGCGTGGGGTAATCGGCACGTCCTGTGTCATGGTGTGACTTGCGCATCCAATTCATCACCGAATTGACATACGCATCGTGGTTCCCATTGACATGCATTGAGACGGTGTCCGCGTCCAAAAGATGGTACTGTGCTTCCCCCATTGCGAATGACCCGAAGGCATCGTCGAACTGGTGGAACACTCCCATCATGAGCTTGGACTCCGTCCTGCTGCATAGAGTAGCAATGTCATCCGGCGACAGGTAGTAGATCGAGTCAACAGACAGGAAATACGAGATGGTCCGGAGGCATGTGCAGTCTAAGGCGTTGTGCTTACACACACGAACCTGATCGGCATGATTCATTTCCCGGATTGCGTCCGAGGGCAACAAATTTGGCCGACAGGTGTGGATACGGCGAGGCGACCCATCCGGCAGAGCTGTGCGCTCATGCCGGCTGGGGTTGCCGCCGATGTCCACGGCGAAATGGTATTTGTCAACACCCAACTTGCGGCAGGTGCTCTCAGCATACTCGATGGCGCGCTTTTCCGCATAAGCGCGGTCGAAGTTGAGAATCGGATGCTCATGATGGCGGGGCGTGGCAGCATTCACCACACGGATGTGTGGGAGCTTGCGCGCCAGATACGCTAGAGCTTCTCCGGACAAAACATACGGGCTGACATGGACTTCTCGAGCATCGACAGGATGCGAGTCGGTACATTCAGCGAGGCCCTCATTGACGGGCAGTCGTTCCGCGGCATTTTCCGCGGTTGGGCGCACATGGTGCGCCCGGGGCCCCTGCTGGGGGCCCAATGGGGGCTCAATGGCCCCCGGGGGGGGGCCTTTGGCCCCCCCCACGGCATGCTTTGCGCTTGCTAGGCGCTGCACACCGGCCGGTTTCCCGGACTTGGCTCCACTTTCGCGGGAGTTT